ACGTAAGAGCGTAGGTGTCATTACTACTCTATTCTTATCTTCAACACCCATCTCATACTTTATGCCCATACCCTTAGCAATAATTTCTATGTACCTTGCTAGAGGACCAGCAATAATAATAGCGAGGTCGATAGGTACTTTACCCTTTGAGATCGCCTGCATTAAAAGGCTAGAGACTACGGTTGTAATATGAATATCAATCTGCAGCATAGAAGACATAAGCTCAGTTTCTTCCGGCTCATCTAGCTTCTTTATAAAGTAGTCTACGGCGTCATCATACGTTGTAATATCCGCTGGACGATGCCATGCATAGTTTTTAGTATTAGAGGTGAAATTAGCACCGGGAATAGGGGCTTCAAACTTCATTGCTATCGTCCCCTTTTTTAGACTTCTTAGACTTTTTGTTTTTTCTTGCATCGTCTGTAGCGACTAAGAATTTCTCTTCAAACTCATCAAAGAATGCCTGAGTATAGTATAGACCACCCTCTACATCTTCAGAAGTTTTATCTGCAGATTTACCTGCTAAAAAACCTTTTATAGATTTTTTTACCGCATCTTCAAATTTCATTTGAAATCATCCCATTGCTTGCTGTTGTCCAGACCTTCATCCGAATATGGTTTTGTATAATTTGTATGCTTTTGTTGCAGTTTCTATTATATCGCCTGCAGCATTTCTCTGCTCTTCTTGTGGCATACTAGCCTGTGCGGTGATTTGTGCTTTAAGGATTTGCATGTCTCTATCGGCATCCTCACTGTAGGCTTTAAATATCATATCCAGTTCAGCGTCTGTACGGTCCCACAGTCTGTTTTGGGCTTCTGTAGATATGTCTAACCTATTTTTAAGGTCAGTAGATGCCGCTTCATACGCCATCTTAGTATTTCCAGTTTCGACTGTCTGACGCCATTTAGCATTACTTACATCAATATTGTATTGCATCTCAGAATGAAACTTTGCAAAACTTTCATCCATATTAGCATTAAATTCAGCAGTGTCGTTAATCTCTCCGGCATTAAACCGCCGCATAGCATTTAACTCTGCAGTATTTTTCATTGCTACTTGCGCGTTTAAGTTGTCGTAAAACTGGTTTATTTCGTTTTGGGTTTCCGCTGTAAACAAACGGTTTGCGTTTATAGCCTTTGTATCCTCAAAGAGTGCCTGTACCATTGCCTCTTTGTTAATAATCTCTGCCTGCTGTTCATTAGATAAATTAGCCAAGTCCATCTCTATGAAGGCTTTAGCATTCTGTACAGCCGCTGCCTCTCTAGCAGATAGGTTACCTAGTTCAAAATTAGCTAATATCTTAGCTTTGTTGATTACTGCTTCTTGGCGGTTATCTAGGTTTGCTATAGTTATTGTCTGAAAGAACGTTGCTTCATCCTTAGCTACACCAAGGGTAGCTTCCATAATAGCATTAGCATAGGCTGCAGTGGCTCCTGTTCCGGTCATCCCACCAAAGGCAATGCTTTTCTGTACCTCTCTAAGAGTAGCCTGTGCCCAACTAGGAATGCGAGGCTCTCCGTTACTATCAGAAAATTCGGCAGATATAATTTCCATCTGTCCTAGTATAGTAGCCTTGTGGTCTGTGTAGTTACCCTCACCTAGTTTTTCAGCAAGAAGTTTTCCTTCTACTGTGCTGGTATCAATAATAGAAGAAATGTTCTGACTAGCAAAATCATTAAGAGCATTTCCAAGAACGCCCGTACCCGCTGCTTCTGCTGCAACATCTATCTCAATGTCATCAGCATCTACAAGATTATCACTATCAATAGTACCTACTACAGCATCTACTTTAGTTTCTGATGTAAGCTTTCCTTGATTAGTATCTGTGTCATAGGTTACCGCACCAGCTGTAGAAACCTCACCTGTTGTTGCTGCAGTACCCGTTTCTGCTGTTAAATTATCAGCCTCACCTATATCGTAGTTTGCATTGGTAGCATCAAGAGTAGTACCCTCTGCATCTGCATTAATTTCTGGAACAACATCAGCCATAACAAGATTACGACTTGTAAGCCAAGCGGATGGATCTGCGACTATATCTTTCTGGTCTTGCTCTGTTAGATCCATGCCAACAGAGGTAGCCCATTCTGCAATTTTCTCAGGAGTAATGGCTCCACTATCTTCGGATATTTCAGTAACTCCAGCCCCAGAATCTCCAGTGGCCGCGTTATCTTGCTCTGCTTTGATGATCTGGTTAACCTCATCATCACCACCACCAGAATTTTTGGTATCAATTTGCAATTGTTCGTATCCTGTTTTTCCAGTTGCTGTGTTAACGATAGATAATTTATCTACATATTTACCAGCTTCTACTACAACTTCCTTTCCACCCACTCTGGTAGTAATACTCCCGTCTGATACTTGCATATCATAGGGCATATTAAGGAAATTCATTGTATAGGTAGAGCCGTCATCTTTGGTATAAATTCTTTGGCCGTCTATATCTTTATAAGGATCTGTACCCTTAGCACCGCCTAGCCAAGCCAAACCTTTAGTTATTAAAAGATTGGGACTAATAGTGTCTATTGCGAGTACATCTTTAACGCCTTTAGGCTGAGGAGTTACTGTACCATCTGCAGCCACGGTCCCATCATTACTTGTGGAATTAACAGTCCCTTTAACAGTATCTCCTGTATGGGATTCAGTACCAGCGGTAAACGCTTTACCATCGTCTGCACCACCGTCATGTACTAGATTGCCACTTTCATATCTAGCTCCATCACCACCAGTGGTAACATTGGCAATGCTTTCTGCAAGAGTATTACCACCGCCAAATGTATCAGCCCACAATCCCATTACAAGTTCTCCTTTTCGGTTTCGCAGGCTCTAACCTTATCCCGTAGAGCAGCGTAATCTTTAATAGCAGTTTCTATAGCGGAACTTGTTTCGGGAAGCTGCTCAATCTCAGCAGCTAGGCGCTCGTTATACTCTGATGAATAGTCTGATATACTAGGGCAATAAACCTCAAGATTGGTCCTATAAACCGTTCCCGCGCAGCCTGTCAGTGAGGCTAGGCCTATCACTAATATTAGTTTCTTCATGTTCGGACATCGCCTTATAGAAGTCTGTGGATTTTTTCTGTGCCTGTAAGTCATCTTTAAGCACTTTGTTTTGCTCGTTAGCTGATCCCTTAACACGACCCATTACATAAAGAATGGGTAGAGCAATGGCTAAGGCAGCAATAATATATGTTTTTATTTTACCAAAGATAAACATTAGTGAATACCTTCTTTGTGATCCTTCATTCTTGCATATGCGGCTAGAGCAATACCGCCAACAGCTACGATCAAAAACAGTGTTTTCATACTAGCAGCATAAGGAACTAGAGCCTGTATCTGTGGTGCAAGTTCTCCCAGCATTGTGGCTGTGCCTGCTACCCCTACACCAGCCATAGTTTTAGACTTAGTTAATTTCTTAGGCGCTGAAGCAGATACCTTCTGAGGCATCTCTGGACCATTTATATCGCTGGGCAATGCGGCATCTTCTGAAAACATAGAGGCTTCTGCAGCACGGCGTCTTGTTAGGCCAGCAAGAGGCTGTAGCTCACCGTTTACACGGGCCTTGTTCCATTTCATCATCTCTGAGGGAACGTCTTCGTACAGGCCTTTGTTAAGTTTTTTCAAAAGCGTGGAGGATGAAAGATTACCTTCACCCAAATTATACGTCCATGACACTAATGAATCGAACTGTCCTTGGGTCAGAGGTACATTAACTCTGCGCTTTACTGCGTCCTCAAACTTCTTAACATCATCACGTAGACGATCTTCACATTCTTGCACTGTCCATTTAGTGCCACTCTTTACCCCATAGGTTGAACCCCAACCTGCAGTCCAAACTCCGGCTGGGCAACGGTAACTGGATACTGTACCATCTTCCTGAACACGGTGTAAGCCTTCGAACTTCTTAATAAGGTCTATGCCTAGAGTAGACATTTCTACTGGATGAATTTTCATAGTTATTATCCTGTTGTTGCGTAAGATCCGCCGCCGCCTGACATAAAGCCAGAATTCAAAGTTGCTGCTGAAAGAGCGGGAGTTAGGTTACCCATTGCAGCGTTAGATCCTTGAGAGGGAACTTCTTTTAGTGCAGCAATAGATCTGTCTATGTTAAACATTTTTCTGCCCATAGCTTCGCCACTAACAGAAAACTTATCTATAATCATATTTCCACTTGCATCGATCTGGCGCTGAAGAGTGTTACCGTTGGCGTCAATAGAACTTTGTATCAATTCACCACTGTCATCAAATGCAGTACTTAGTTGGTGAAACTCTTGACGGGTATTCATGTCTAAGCTTTCCATACTAGCAGCAACTGCAGCTACACCTTTAGCTTGTTTAATTTGCTCTACTTGAGTGGCGTCCATGTCAATCCTATTTTGAATTGTTTGGTCAGCAAAGCCTGTATTCATAGCAGAAGAAGCATCTGAAAAACCTGAACTCAGATTTTGATCTAGGTTACTCTCAGCAGAAGTTATTTGATTTCCTAAAGCAGCCTGACCTGCAGACTGCATATCAGCAATTGTACCCATGTCTGCTCTAATGTTTTTATCATAGGTGCTGGCGGCTAATGCAGCATCAGCCCTTGCTTCGCCTGCTAGTCTAGTATCATCTGTGTATCTATCTACATAGTTATCAAAAGAAGATACAAAATTATCTTGTACACCTTCCATTGCGCCCTGTTTAGCCATAATAGCGTCTGCATAAGTATCTGCAGTTCCACTCATAGCACTAATATCGCCCTGTATAGCTCCTTGGCCTGCAGCACGTAATGCTTCATTAACGGTCTGTGTCTCACCAATCCCAGCAAAACCCGCATCATTGTCAATTCGCGCCTGATCAAAACCAGAGCCTATATCACCCTGTGTAGTATCAAACCCTGTAGTCATCTGGTTACTAAGATTGGTCTGGCCTGTGTCTACGTCATTAAACCCCTGATCTACAGATGTCTGTAATCCAGTATTAGCAGCATCAACTGTATCAAAACGAGTACCTAGGCTACCAAATCCAGCGTCTTGCCCAGACTGTAGTCCAGTAATGCCAGTATTTGCTGTACCAAGACTAGCCGCATTAGCAGTATTGGCTGCATCAACTGTATCAAACCTTTGCCCAAGAGCAGTGTTATAAGTAGTCATATTATCGCCTAGAAGAGAAAACCCACCCTCAAGCGCATCATTTAGTCCAGCCGTATTTGTATTAATCGTGTCAACGGTATTAGCTGTATTTGCAGTGTTTGTATTAATTGTATCTACTTGGGTATTAGTATTTTCTGCAGTGTCTTTAACAGACCGTATACCATCTCCAATTACAATTTGATTGTCCACAAGACCTGTGTACTGTTCATCACCTAGACCTGTATTTGTTACGTTGGTGGTATCCCCACCGAATAAACCACTCATTTATAACTCCAATTCATATACTTGTTGTTGGGTGACGTACCCAGTTCCTTTTGGGCCAACGTGACCCTGTAGTTTTCTTTCCCAGCCTTTACGACCAATAATCCGTACATAGTTAGCAGAATGTTTAGCTGCGAAAGTTTCTAGGGTTTTTAATGTCTGAGGTAGCCATTGATCCCAATCATCTATCTTACCTGACATGGCTATTATATTTAAGGACTTAGATCGTGGATATGTCTCTAGCTGGGTACATAATACAGAAACTAAATCTTTGTTATCATCAAGATGTATCCATAAGTTGCATCTATCGTTTAAGGCCCACTTACATATATCAAAAGGTAATAAGTCGGGGTTAAAAGCGTTTATTGCTTCGTCTAATTTTGGCTCTAAAAGATTCCAATACTTCAGTACTTCTTCTTTAGAAAGCAAATGCATGGTATATTGCATTAATAACCTATAAGTAGTGTAGGTATATTATAACACTTAATTCAGTGTTACACAAGTTAATTACAAGTTTATCTCTTATAGTTAGTAAATCCAAAAAATGATGCTACCAGTGCGGATACACTCACAAAATATACGCCAGCAATGGATGTTAGACTTTCAGTAGCTTGCTCTAGTCCGGCCCAAGAAGTTAAAACAATAGAGAATGGATAAAGTAGCATCCCGCCTAGTGCGAACCAGATCATGGCTCTCTGCTGATCTCGCTTGGAGTTTTCATCATTTATACGCATTCGGCGGTCTTCAAGTTCCAGTTTTTGCCATTCGGCTTGATCGATATGACCGTTACCATCAGC